AGAGTTTATGGATGATTAAAGGCTATAACAATAATCCCCTTCTTCCAAAAGAAGATTATAAACATTCTTTTACTCAATTTGAACTTGAAGAATTTATAAGATGTTCTCAAGATCCAATATATTTTGCGCGTAAATATATAAAAATCATAAATGTTGATAAAGGTCTTGTGCCTTTTGATATGTGGGATTTTCAGGAAAAAATGCTTAAAACATTTCATGAAAATCGATTTTCTATATGTAAGCTACCGCGACAGGTAGGAAAAACAACAACAGCTGTTACTTATCTTCTTCATGCTATATTATTTAATGAAAACTACAATGTAGCTATATTAGCTAACAAAGCTAAAACATCTCGCGAAATAATGTCCAGATTGCAGCTAGCGTTTGAAAACCTACCACGCTTTCTTCAGCAAGGTGTGAAAGAGTGGAACAAAGGATCCATTGAATTATCTAATGGTTCAAAAGCACAAGCCGATTCAACATCTGGATCATCGATTAGAGGTCAGACATTTAATGTTGTATTCCTCGATGAATTTGCTCACGTTCCATCAAATATAGCAGAAGAGTTTTTTATGTCTACTTATCCAACAATTTCTTCTGGTACAACAACAAAAATTATTATTGTATCTACACCCAAAGGATTGAATCTATTTTATAAAATGTGGACAGATGCGGTAGAAAAACGAAGTCTTTATGTTCCTATCGAAATTCATTGGTCGATGGTACCAGGGCGTGACGATAAATGGAAAGATCAGATTATAAAAAATACATCCGAAGAACAGTTTCGACAGGAATTTTTATGCGAATTTATTGGCTCAACATCTACACTGATCAATTCTTCTAAATTATTAACATTAAGATGGATGAATCCTATAGAAACTGATAATAATTTAGATATATTTGAAAAACCAATAGCTAGTCATACATATACAATTACAGTCGATGTATCTGAAGGTTTGGGGCAAGATTATTCGACATTTAATGTTATCGATGTTACATCTATACCATATAAGCAAGTTGCAAAGTATAAAAACAATAAAATATCACCTATGCTTCTACCCACTGTCATTCTTCAAGCCGCTAGAAAATATAATGATGCGTTTGTTCTTGTCGAAATAAACTCAATAGGATTACAGGTTGCTGATATTCTACATTTTGAGTTAGCATATGAAAATTTGATCAAGATACAAATCAAGGGTAAACAGGGGCAACAAAGTACACCTGGATTTACAAAAAAGATAGCATATGGTCTAAAAACTACAAAACAGACCAAGAATATTGGATGCTCTAATCTCAAAGCACTTATAGAATCGGATAAACTGATAATAAACGATTCCGATACTATTATGGAACTAAAATCATTTTCGGTCGATAAGCAGTCATATAAAGGCGAAGATGGCAATAATGACGATTTAGTTATGACATTAGTTCATTTTGGATGGCTAACATCTCAAAGATATTTCAAGGAAACTGTAGGATCTAATATTCGTGAGGCGCTTCAAATAGAACAGATGAATATAGCAGATTTAGATGTGGTGCCCTTTGGTATAATAGACGATGGATTGAATAATACTGTTGAAAAAGATGCTAGTGGCGATTATTGGATAGACGATTTATCGCGAAAGTATCCATGGGACAATCTTTATTTTAGAGACAAGTTATAAAACTATAAAAATATAAATAAACGTAGAATATGATAAAGAATCCATATCTGTCTAAAGGAGAATAACATGGCTTTTATGCTTTCCCCAGGGGTAAATGTATCTGAAATTGATTTGACAACCATCGTACCAGCAGTTGGCACCACCGAAGGTGCTTTCGTGGGTGATTTCGTGTGGGGTCCATGTGATACTATTGTTACCATTTCTTCCGAAGTTGAACTTGCTTCCACTTTCGGTAAACCAGATGCTAATACATTCGTAGATTTCTTCACAGCCGCAAACTTTCTTTCTTATGCTAGAAATCTAAAGGTCGTACGGGCTGCAAACACTAGTCTTCTCAATGCACAAGCAAATTCACTTGCAAGCGGTATTGCAATCAATAGCTTGATCGATTATGAAGAAAATCATTCTTCTGGTTCTAATGCCAATGGTCTTTGGGCTGCAAAATGGCCTGGTGAATTGGGTAACAGCTTGAAGGTTGAAATGTATCCAAGTTCAAATACACAAGCATTTGATGCTTGGATATACAACGGATATTTCGATTCTGCACCATCAACATCTACATATGCATCTAATCAAGGTGGTGTAAACGATGAAATGCATGTTATCGTCGTTGATGAAGATGGTAAAGTTTCTGGTATATCTAACACTGTTCTAGAAGTCTTCCGTAACGTGTCTAAAGCATCTGATGCCAAGAAGGAAGATGGATCAACAAACTATTATAAAGAAGTCATCAATCAATCTTCCAGATATATTTGGTGGTTGAGTCACTCTGAAACAGGCGCGACAAATTGGGGTTCTGCTGCATCTAATACTTCATTTGGTGAAGGTTCAAACACAGTTGTTTCTTCATCACTAACGGGTGGAACATATGCAGCATCTTCTGATGCAGGAAAAATTACTGGTTATGATAAGTTCAAAAACGCAGATGAAGTTGATGTTTCATTGATCCTCACTGGTGATCATTCTTCTACTGTTGTAAATCATGCTATCGATAATATTGCCGAAGTCAGAAAAGATTGTGTCGTATTCGTATCACCAGAAAAAACAGACGTTGTAAATAGTGTAGGAACAGAAGCAGATAATACCATTACATATAGAAACACACTCTCTTCTGGTTCATATGCAGTCATGGATTGTAACTGGAAATATCAGTTCGACAAATACAATAACACATATCGTTGGGTGCCCCTCAATGGTGATATTGCTGGTCTGTGCGTTAGAACAGACTTTGAACGTGATCCTTGGTATTCACCAGCTGGATTCAATCGTGGTGCAATTCGGAATGTTGTAAGACTAGCATGGAATCCAGACAGAACGGATTCAGATGAACTATACAAGAAAGGTATCAATCCTGTCATTACATTCAGTGGGCAGGGAACGTATCTATTTGGTGATAAAACACTTCTATCTAAGCCATCTGCTTTTGATAGAATCAATGTTCGAAGACTCTTTATTGTTCTGGAAAAAGCTATTGCTCGTGCATCAAAATATTCTCTCTTTGAATTCAACGATGCTTTCACACGCGCACAATTCGTGTCATTGATTGAACCTTATCTTCGTGACGTTCAAGGACGGCGTGGTATCTATGATTTCCGCGTTGTTTGCGACGAAACGAATAATACACCCGAAATTATCGATAGAAACGAATTTGTCGGTGATATCTATATCAAACCAGCAAGGTCGATAAATTTTATCCAACTCAACTTCGTTGCTGTCAGAACTGGTGTATCTTTTGACGAGATTGTTGGCAAGGCCTAAGGTGTAATCTGATTTATGTATACCATCTATAAAGCAACAAATATGACTAACGGGAAGGCATATGTTGGATTTGATTCCAACTGGCCTTCTCGAAAGGCTGTTCATATTTGTGAAGCCTTGAGTAGAGGTAATGACAAGTATCTCTTCTATAGGGCTATCAGAAAGTATGGTGCTGACAATTTCAAATGGGAAGTTCTTTATCAAAGCTCTGACCGAGATCACACTCTATCTGTTATGGAAAACAAGATGATTGTCGAGCATAACACTCACTTCAGAGATGGTCATGGATATAACATGACTTGGGGTGGAGAAGGTCGATTTGGTCTAGAACACACTGACGAAACAAAGAGAAAAATAGGAATGGCTAATAGCAGATCAACATTAACTGAGGATGGTAGAAAACGAAAAAGTGAATTTACCAAACTCAACAATCCTATGAATGATCCTGTTATTAAGAAATTTCACAGAAAAAGATTGCTGGAATCGAAAACGAGTGCCAAGAAAGTAACTGATGGCCGATCTATTTTTGATTCTATTCGAGATGCTAATAAAGCACATCCGACGCTGAACTATAAGACACTAGCTTGGTATGTTCGGAACAACAAACATAACTGGTCTTATGCATAAATAAAAGGTAACAAAGAGGAGCAAAAAATGGCTTTTAATATTCAAGAATTCAGATCATCGATGACACTTGATGGCGCACGGCCAAATCTGTTTGAAGTTTCAATGACCTTTTTACCAGATTTGGTCGCTTCGCCCATCAGATTTGGTCTCGATGGTTTAAATATATCTAAGCAAGTAAGATTCTTCTGTCGTGCTGCTCAACTACCAGGTTCAACTGTAAATGCTATTCCAGTAAATTATTTTGGTAGAGAGCTTAAATTTGCTGGTAACAGAATATTTCCTGAATGGACCGTCACGATTCTCAATGATGAAGATTTCGCGCTTCGTAATGCATTTGAACTATGGATGAGTGGTCTTAACTCACATAGATTCAATCTAAGAAATCCACTCTTAGGCGGATCGACTTCATATGGATCACAAGCAACAGTTACGCAATACGGTAAAACTGGTGATTCGCTAAAGTCTTATACGTTTATTGGAATGTTTCCAATTGATGTTTCACCTATTGATGTTGATTGGAGTGCAAACGATACTATTGAGGAATATGCAGTAACATTTGCTTATCAGTGGTGGGAATCGACACCTCTTGATACTGCGGGTGGTACGTCACCAAAATATAACGTTCCAATTATTTAAGCATATATAATAGGAGAGGGAAATTTCCCTCTCCGTTTTAGGAGAATATTATGCAAATATTTGGGTTTGAAGTTGTAAAGAAAAAACCGAAAGATCAAGCTGAGGCTATTACAGAGAAGAGTTTCGCGCCACCACAAACCGATGATGGCGCTGTTACTATATCGTCTGGATCATACTATGGTACATATGTAGATTTAGATGGTGTAGTCAGAAACGAAATAGAACAAATAACTAAATATCGTGAAATGTCAATGCAGCCAGAACTTGAAACGGCTATTGATGAGATAGTGAATGAAGCGATTGTATCAGAAGATAATGGACAGACGGTTGAATTAAATCTCGATGATTTAGAAGTAACAGATAAAATAAAAAAGATCATTAAAGAAGAGTTTGAATATATTCTAAAACTTCTGAATTTCAATAATATGGGGCATGACATTTTTAGAAGATGGTATGTTGATGGTAGAATATTCTATCACATCATTATCGATGATACGGCTGTACAAGATGGTATAAAAGAATTACGATATATTGATCCAAGAAGAATTAGAAAAGTACGACAGATTCAAAAACAAAAAGATCCAAAAAGTGGTATGGATTTAATCAAGAATGTGAATGAATATTATCTTTATAATGAAAGAGGTCTTATCGGTGTTCACTCAAATCTCGGTGCTAAGATCGCTGTTGATTCCGTTGTCAACGTTAATTCGGGTTTGATGGATTCAAAACGAGCGATGGTTCTATCGTATCTTCATAAAGCAATCAAGCCACTGAATAATCTCCGTATGGTTGAAGATGCAACAGTTATTTACAGATTATCACGGGCACCCGAAAGAAGAATATTTTATGTTGATGTCGGTAATATGCCGACGATTAAGGCTGAACAGTATCTAAAAGATATTATGACACGATATAGAAATAAGCTTGTATATGACTCAACAACAGGTGAAATTCGAGATGACAGAAAACATCTATCGATGCTTGAAGATTTTTGGTTACCTCGCCGTGAAGGATCAAAAGGAACTGAAATTACTACACTACCCGGTGGTATGAATCTTGGTGAACTTGAAGATGTCAAGTATTTCGAAAGAAAGCTGTACAAATCTCTTGGTGTTCCACTTTCTAGATTAGAGCCATCACAAGGATTCTCATTGGGTAGAACAACAGAAATTACAAGAGAAGAGTTAAAATTCTCTAAGTTTGTATCGCGACTTCGGAATAAGTTTTCGATCTTATTTGATGATCTTCTTCGCGTTCAGCTTATAATGAAAAAAGTATGCACCGAAGAAGAATGGAAAGAGTTTAAAGAAAAAATTTGGTATGATTTTCTCAAGGATAATAACTTTTCTGAATTGAAAGAAACCGAACTTATTCAAAATAGAATGAATGTTGTTCAGACAGTTGATCCATTCGTGGGTAAATATTTTTCTGCTGAATGGGTAAGAAAAAAGATTCTAAAATTTACCGATGAAGATATAGAAGAGATAGATTCTCAAATTCAGATGGAAAGAGAGCAGAATATACCTGTTGATAGCGCGGGTAATCCAGTTATGCCACCTACTATGCAGCCGCAACAAGATATGGGAGGCATTGGACCAGAACCAGATCAAAATGTCGATCAATCTGTTCCAGCACAAAATAATCAGCCAATGTCACAAACTGGACCTTTACAAGAATATTTAAATAATAAATAGTAGATAATATAGAAATCAGGAGAAAAAAATGAGTCTTGCAATTTTTTTAGATAATTTGATGAATAAAAATCTAGAAGAAGCTAGAGAAAATATCAATGCTATTATTTCACAAAAGGCTATGGAGTCTTTGAATGAAAAAAAGAAAGATATAGCTTCGATTTATTTTACAGAGATGAAAAACATAACAAAGAAAGCTTAAAATGAAGTCACTTTCACAAATAAGATCAGATCATGGTGAATCATTAGATCCTAAAAAGCTAACAGTTTTAGCTCGATCTGGTCTATTTGAACCTGAGAAACTTTATATTGTTCGGCGCGCACTTAAAAAATCAAATGAAAAACTGTCTAAGACAGAAAGAGAAGTCCTTCTGGATGTATTTGAAAAACTATTGTCTATCGTAACAACAAATCAAGATGTGTTTTTAAAGGTCAGACAAGGCGTTGCTCGATCAATATCTGAAGGAATTTTAGATAAAGTAGCGGTTGATGTCAATGTTATGCCCGCTATTCTTATCATGAAGAGACGCGCTATCCGTGTATTTCCAGATGGGCAAAAGGTTGCATTATATTGGGTAGATAAACTTAACAGATATATTTCTGTACCATTTCAATCGATTGGTATATCCGATGCGGCGTCTGTAAATGAGACTTGGGCGCATTATAGAGGCTATGAAAAGTTAATGAATAAACACGCTGAAGCTAAAACAGGACCAGAAAAACAAAAAATACAATCTGATGTTCAAGCTCTTATGAATAAGCCCGGCTGGAATCAGGAATTTAAAAATAAAGCAAAGCAAAATTGGAATACAACTCAAGCTCAACTTCTTAGAAATAGACAGACGAGTACAATAAACAAATATGTGAAACAAAAAAGAGAAGAACTAAAAAAACAAACATCTGGTAAAACTAGTACGGGATCCAAGATCGGTGATGCATTCATGAAAGGTTATCGCAGCGGTCAAAGATTTGGTGGAAACATTAGAATTTCATTGCAAGCTGCTGCTGCAAAAAGAAGATTAGCACGGAAAAACAAGGCAATATTGGCTACAAAAATTATGAAAGAATTTTTTACATTCAATCAGTTTATAATAGAAAATGATCCAAACAATCCCAATCCAGAACCGAATGCTACGCCAGTTGCTTCACAATACACTGCTTCTGCTATTCGAGCGCCATTTGTTAATCGTCAAGGACCTCCTCCTTCAGCTGGACTAAATCCAACTAAATATCAGGAACGAGGACAACGGAGCTGGGCGCTGCCGACAGGTGGATCTAACTATCCACAGGGAGGAAACCCGATAGCTGAAAAAGAAGATGATCAAA